GTCTGGTTACGCTTTACACCACGGACGATTGCTTCCATAGCGGCAAGTGCGGATTTTTCCGCAGGGGTAGCCGAGGACGACAACCATTCTGGCGGAACATACGCCATTGGCAGACCAGCAAGGTCACGCTCAACGCCGACGGCTTCGAATTCTTCGATACGACGCTTGTAATACCACGACTTGAAGGCGTTGCGGAGAACTGAGCGACCCTCAGGGTTTCCACGGGCGGTGGTGGTGCGGAAAAGGAGTGCCTTCTCAATTGGAATAACGTTCAAGCGACCCGTCGTCGGGTCACGCTGAATCATTGCCTTGATTCCACCACTCTCGTCAAACTGCCACTGCCAGAGCGAGTCTTGGGTTCGCATAGCAATCTTGCGCCAGCCGATTTTGTTGTCGTTGTATTTGGAACGCTTGGCGGGGTCTTTTTGCTTCGGCCCCTTGCGCTGCTTGTAAATTAGTTCGAAGAACGACCAACCGTAGGGCAAGAACGACAGAACTGCAATAATGAGTTCGTGCCAACTGTGCGACATATCGTCCATACACTCGGCAACAAACTGTGCGACGGCACGGTCATTGTCCGTGGGAGTTTCGCCCGTGGTGTCGTCGTAGGGGTCAATGCGCCAATCCACTTGAAGGATTACACGCTCGATTGCGAATAGCATTGCGCCAATAATCGGGTCATTTTCCGACATATCCCGATAGGCGGTCTGGGCTTGCTTACCTCGAAGTTGAGGGAGGATATCGTCAATGACGAATCCACCCGTGCGCCATAGACCTGACGCACCAAGTTCTGAGAAGTTGTCTAAGGGAATCTTCTCGTTATCGGGCATCTCGACTCCGTGCGTCTATTTGCTGGCTTGCTTCCAGAAGGCTACTACCCTTTTTCACTACAGAACTAATCCTTTTCCGTTGAGTGATAGAGTGCCCGCCCCAGACCCCAAACGGTTCTTCCAAACCAAATTCGAGGCACTCGTAACGAACGGGGCATTTTAAGCACAATTTGCGAGCCTGCGCTAAGTGGTTTGCGCCGTGACCCGTATTGCTTTCGGGGAAAAACGTGTCGAGGTATTGGGCTTTTATTTCACTGTTTCGACAGATTGCCTCGTCAAACCACGACGGCGAACGCATTGCTTCGGCAAGGTCATACTCAATAGGTATGACTTCTTGGGGATTTGGGTCAAATGCACCCAAAAACTCCCAACTCATTAGAGGTCGCCTTCATGTATTGAGCAAAAGGCTAGGAACCTGAGAGCCTCAGATTCGGTGAATCCGACTTCACGCATTGCCACATACGATTCGTGCAACTCCGTGAACGCCATATGAAGGGCAAAAGAGGTTATAAGCCCCTCGTTAAGAGAGGCTTCTCCCGTAATGTCCTTGTCGAACTCGTCATTTCCCGCAGGTTGTTCTTCCACGGAAAAATAATTTACAACATTTTGGAACTAGACGGGTGGATAGCCACAAGATGTAGTGGACAAAAAGCAAGCACCCACCCACGGAGGCTGGTAGGAAAGGAGGTAACTTTCCAGCAGTTCGCCCCCAACAAGAAAAGGGCTATCCGTGAGTGGGTCTTGCAAACGGTTGCCGACCCTAAGGGCGAGGGTTCAGCACCGACCTGTGGTTAGAACGGCTCGTCGTTGTAGTCCAACGTCGCCTGTGAGCGAGTCGGGGCTGGTGACGAAGTTCCGCCGTCCTGACGCTGGGTCTTGGTGGCGAGAACGGTTGCCCAGCGGACGCTTGCGCCCACTTCGTCCACGTTCAACTGCAACTTTGAACGCTTCTGTCCGCTCTCCTTGTCCTCCCAAGACGACTGCTTTAAAGAACCCGTGACCATAAGACGAGTGCCCTTCGAGAAGGAGTTAGCGAAGTTCTCCGCCATTTCTCCAAAGATAGAGCAGTCAATGTAGGAAGGCTCTCCGGCTTCCCATTCGCCCGTCTGGGGGTTCTTCTTGCCGTGGTTCTTGGCAATCGTGAAGTTCACATACGGCTTACCGCCCTGCGTGAACTTGATTTCGGGGTCGGCAACCAAGTTGCCGATTTCTGTCGTGGACATTTTGTCCCTGCTTTCTGTGTAGGTAATGCTTAGTTGGTCGTCGGTTGCGTGAGCAACGTCTGAGCCGCACTAATAGTAGCAAGGTTGAGTGATACTTGTCTACCCCTACCGGAAGCAATTTCTCGACGCACCTCGGTCTTGGTGAGTTCAGTGAGTTCGAGAATCCAATCAACGGCTTCGTGAAGCATTTGAAGACGGATTTTGTCTAAAGCGACAGCAGCCTTCAGACCTTCTTCAAGGGCTATTGTTCGCGCCCGCTCTGATGTGAGTGCTTCGTTGTCCATAGGTTCATTCGCATTTTATGAAACGAACCTAACACCGAGTTTTGGAATTGGTATGGATACAGCCGTCCAGCGACGGGGGTTATGGGACGAAGCGGTTGGACGCAGACAGCGTTCGCAGTGCGTCGAGATTCGCCTTCATAGCGGAGATTGCTTCTCGTAGGGTCGAGAGATTGTTCTTCGAGAGGAACGCCTCACGACGTAGTTCAGCCGTCCGCACGGTTGCCTCGTCATCTACGAGGTCTACGGTTGCCTTCTCGCCACGCTCTCTAGCGTCGTAGCGGAACCGCAGACGCTCTTGGGCGAAGGCGATTTCGTAGTCCGTCTCAGCGATAGCCGCCTTGCGACCAGCCTCACGGATTTCCTCAATCAGCGAGTTGAGAGCGTCCTGATACCGCTCAATTTGTTCCTGAATCTGCTCTTGCGTCAGCACAAATCCTCCTTTGAAGACGACGAAGCGAGGCTAAGGATAGCCCCTAGCCCCGCCACGTCGCAACTAAATATTTAGAGATACCGCTTAGCGCAGTCCGGGCCGAGTCCACGGTGCAGGCTGGCGGGGACGGTGAGGGTGTGACCGCAAGCGGCACAGGTTCCCGAAGCGAGGGCGACAGCCTCCGCCACGTTGAGGAACTCCTTACGGGCTTCGTCAAGGTCGCCCGTGAAGAGCAACTGCGTTGCAGCAATGACCTTCTCCGACGGGTTGGCGGAACGCCAGACCTTCAAGCCCTGAGCGGTGATGAAGCCGAAGCCCTTGTAGTTCACGTTGTTGTCCGTGCCGTTGAGGACGCTGACCTGAATCTGCCCCTTGGCGAACGAACACTTGGAAACCTTCAGCGTGACCCAACCGTTCTGACCGTCGGTGACGGTGTAGATACCGAGGGGAACCTCACGGGTGGGGGCGGTGTTGGCAACGACCTGAGCGTTCTGCGCCCGACCAGAGCCGACCTTGCGAGAGCAAGCGAGCAAAGCGTCAATGACCTGCGAAGCGTCCGCCTTCGAAAGCAACTCCGCCTCCGCCTTCTGACGAAGAGCGAACGGGGCGTTGCGCTGGTCGAGCAAGTCCTTGATGTAGGACAACTGACGGTCAGTCGCGAAATCGTAGTTGGTGTTGTATGTGGTGTTCATAGTTTCCTCCTTGTTGAACTTCACAACTTGAAGTATAGGGGGGTTGTGTGACGTAAGCAAATCAAAGCAAGTATTTGAGACAAGTTTTTTGTGCCTTTCATCAGGGAATTTACAAATTCTTGAAAATTCTTTGGACAATTTGGGCTGGAAGACCCGCTTATGTAGGTGAGAAGGAGGTTCGAATGGAAATGCCATTCAATCAAATGCCTAGTGGCTTGGGCATTGCTCACTACTTCATTGAAGAGTGTGCGGGTAAGTCACAGGGGTCGGAAGGTTTCGACCTTTATCGTGAAGGCGACGACTACTGCTATGTGTGGAAGCAGTTGGAGTGCGACTTCGACTACGAGGCTTTGTATCTCTTGGAGGTTCGCACCTCAATCAACGGCGAAGAGACACGGGATTTTCTTATGGTCGTGAACAAGGGCGGCAAGGTTGTTGCGGAATGGCGCAACAAGCCCGTCCATGTCTTTTGCTCGAAGAACGAGTGGAACGAACACATGGCTGACGGTCTTCGTTGGTTCGCTAACAGCACTATCTTCAACTTTGCCGACGACTACGAGGACTAGTGAGCGTCCTCGTAGTGTTCGTGGTGGTGGGCGATTTCTTGATTGAGTTCGTGGAGGGCTTGCTCTGCCATTAGCAGGGCAGCCTCCGCTTCTTCAAGACGGTCATCAACGATTGCGTCTGCTTCGTCGTGGACGAATCGCTCGCCAATCTTCACGCCAAAGACCGCACCCCAAAAGTTGCCGATAACCAGCGCACCGATTTCAAGGGGCGACGTGTCGAGGGCATACTTGGCTGCGTAAATCCAAAACAGGGCGTAGATAGATTCAAACAGCCCACCGAGATACGGGCGGTTACGAGCCTCTGCCTGAACCATAAGGGTCGAGGCGATGTTGGAAATGACGAAACAGATAAGCGTGATGAGGGCGAGTTTCACTCAATCAACCCCTTGATGTATTTGATTCCCTCGTAGTCGCTGGCGGACGCAACGTGCGCCCCAGCGTGTCCTCGGTGGTGGAATTGGCACAGCACGACAAGATTTTCGGCGGACTCGACCCATGCCCCCACTTGGTCAGGATTGGAAACGCCTGGGTAATCAACTTCGAGCCATTGAAGGTTGATGTTGTTCTGCAGCGCAAACTCGATGTGAGCGTGGTGCAGTTCAAGCGGGTGGTCGAGGTCGCACTCAGAGAAATCGTTGCGGTGCTTGCCGACGGCGCACTGCCACTTCTCAGGGTCTTTTTTCCAAGCCCTGTGAATAT